AAACACATAAGGGTATGATACTTCTGATGTTATCTTACCGCCTAATTCTTTTTCTTCACTTGCATATAAAATATTTCCTTTTCCTAATTCATTAATTAATCCTAAATTATTATCAAATAATAGTATCATATTATTAACCCCCTATATTTAAAAATGCAGTTTTCTCCCCCTATTATAGTAATAATATCTTTATTAAATATTCTAAACTTTTTCCATACAGAAGTATTAACATCTAATTTATTTTTTATATTTATCCCATCTAATTTAATATCTTCTTTAGTAATTATCAGTTTTCCTACATTTTCTAAATCTTTCAAACATATTACATCTCCATTATTTTTATTGAGTATCTTTATTTCTTTTGTGTTTGAAACATCTAACTCTACACTTACAAATTCTATAAATGTTACATCATCTAACTCTATATTAATATTATTTCCTGTCTTTTCTTTTATATCCATATATAAGTATGGTGTTTGACAATATATTTCAAATGAGCCCACACCTTGAAAATAATCATATGGTATATCTGAAAAACTTGAAAATCTTCCGATATAATACCCTTCTTGGTCTGTTAATTCTACTTTTACATCTTTTCTTTTTATTAACTTTTGATTCAATTTCCTTATTATATTGTTTCTTTCTTCATTATTTTTTGCTTTTATTGCAAAATGTATCCTTAATGTCCTTGCTGGTAATTGTTCATTTATTATAAATTCTCCATCTCTACCTTCTATATTAGTTGTATTGATTTTAGGTGCAAATAATCCTCTACCTTCTATATTAATTGTAGTATATCCTTCTATTACATCATCTAATATCTCATCATCATATTTTAATTTAAACATCCATTTACTCCTAACTAATAACTTAATTCCATTGCTACTTGTTTGTTTTGTTCTTCTGTTATATCTTCTACAAAAGCCTTATATTCATGATTTCCTAATGTAAAGCTAATATATAATGGTTGTCTATTCTTTGATAAATTATTTCTGTTATTTATATCATATTCAAAACTTCCTTTTATATCTCCTATAGCAGTATCTTTCATTTCTTCCATAGCATATGTTACAGGTTCCATGTTATTTAAAACACCTACTGCAAGACCTTCTGGTAAATAGTGCCCTACTTCATCTGCCATCGCTCTAGATGGTGAATGTATACCAAAAAAACTTTTTATACTATTTAATACACTTGTAGTAAATCCTCTTATTTTTCCAATAATCCATCCTGTAACATTAGACATACCGTCCCAAATTCCTCTAACTAAATTACTTCCTATATCCGCAACTCCAGAAAGTCCATTTCTCATTGCATCAAATGCACTTCTTGATATATTCAAGAATATATTAGGTAATTGTCCTAAAGCTCCGCCAATTTTACCAGGTATAGAATATATAAAAGATACAGCTGTATTAAAAGCTCCTGGTATTATTTTAGTCCAGTAATCAACTATAAATCCTACTACTCCTTTTATAACATTCCATATACTATTAAATATATTACTTACAGCATTTCTAAATCCCTCATTTGTATTCCAAAGATATAATGTTGCAGCTACAAGCCCACCTAATAATGTTGCTATAAGTACAAATGGATTTGCATTCATAACCATATTAAGTGCTGCTTGAGCTAATGTTTGTCCTTTAGTAGCATTTATTAAAGCTGTGACTATTCCTGAAATTGCTATTGCTGCTTTATAAGCAACAAAAGATCCTACTAATCCAATAACTATTACATCTAAGTTTTTAAAAACGCCTTCAAATTCTGGGAATTTTTCCGCTAATGTATTTCCTAACCTAGTAATACTTTCTAATGCAATTTTTATTACTTCTTCCACTAATTCTGGTACTTTTTCTAATATTTGTCCAACCATAGGTAATAAATTATTAAATATAAAATCTCTTATCGTAGTTTTTAAAGCTTCTAATTTAGGTGATATGTTTTCTCCTATTGCCATGCTTGCAAATAAGTTTTCTGCCGCTGCTTTAACTGCTCCTAGTGAACCACTAAAAGTTTCTGAAGATTCTCTTGCAAAATTTCCTTGATATTGTTTAGTTCTATCCATAAACATTTGCATTGCTAGTTCTGCTTTTTGTGCATTACTTGCAGTATTCCATTTAAAATTTATTCCTTTTTCTAACGCATATGCTTGGAGAGTTGTAGCATTCATCGATACCCCAAGATTATCCATCATTGTAAAGTTTCCGTTTTGCTGCACCTGCTATAGATTCCATCGCCATATTAGTATCTAATCCCATAACCGAAGCAACATCTGCTGCTCTTTGCATTGCATCTGCTGTAAGATTAACAGATTTTTCTATACTAACTCCTGATCCTTGAAATAATGAGCCCATTTTATTAGCTGTTGCCATATAATCAGACGCAGATAATCCCATATTCTTATATGCATCTACTGCTTTAGTTTTAATTACTTCTGCATGTTTAGCAAATACTGCTTCTGTTCCTCCTAAGTTTTGTTGCAATTCTGCCCCATAATTTAATGATGAACTTATAATTTTACCTATTCCAAGCGCTAATACAACTTTTTTCAATGTTCCTACTAATTTTTGTCCCATGTTATTTCCAAGTGCTTCACCTGCTGAACTTACTTCACCTGATGAATCACTTTCAATCTGCTTACCTATTCCTTTTGCTGAAGGGACAATTTGTACATATGCTTTTCCTATTTCAGTAGCCATTATTTATTTTCCTTTCTTTATTTTCTCTAATATGCTACTTCTTGCCTTTTCAAACTCCTCACCAGAACTATAAAAGGATTGTTCTTCTTTCTTCCCTTCTTTCATTAACATTTCTAAAATAAATTTAGGTTTTTTCTTATTTTTATCAGTATTAAACATATATATTACTGTTTCTATACCATCTTTTATTGATGCTAATAACATTGTGTTTAGGTCAAGTTTCATTCCATTTATTTTCTTTTTTACTCTAGAATTCTCTCTAAGTTGATCTACAAAAATAGCCACCCTTAATAATGGGTGGTCTAAATAATTGTATATATTATAATATTCTGCCAAATCAGCTATCATTTCATCTTTATATTCTTTTATAACTCCAGCAAGGAATACTATTTTTTTATTTCATTTATACCATTAAATATGTCTTCCAATTCTTTTTCCATTTTATCTATTGGAACCATTCCTTCTTCATTTCTTATATGTTCTTTTAGTTTTTCTAACTGTTCTTCTTGCAATAATCTTCTCAATAATTTAATAATTATTACAGGATTTTTACCTATATTATCTATTTCTTCTAAAAGCTCATAATCATTTAATATCTTTTTATCAATATTATATTCAAAACCTGTTTTAGTCTTCCCTGTTATTACTGTTTCCATTATTATTCCCCTTTTTCAATTATATATTCAAAGTGTGTATTTCCATCTCCATCATTTGGTATACAATTAAGTGTTGTCTCATATCCAACTGTTTCATTATCTTTATATGCTATTTCTCCTATTTCAAATACTGTAGCTCTTGGAATTACAATCCTTTTTAGTATATTTTCTTTAAAAATCATATCGATTACATATGCATTTTCATCTGTTGGCTTATTGTTTGCTTTAACAGTTATACCAGTTTTTAATGTGCCTGTAACATTATCCTTTCCATATATTGCCTTTAATACTTCTATATTAACTGCTTCTATTAAAGTTACTTTAAATGTATCTTCCTTTGATTTTTGTACTGTTACAACACCATCTCCACCCCATGCTTTTATAATTTCTGATTCAGGTGAATTTTCATTTGTAAGACCTTCTTCTGATATATACCCTAAACTTTGAAATTTAGGATCCAATGTCGCTTTCGCATCTGTTGGCAATGGTGTTCCTACAGGTGCTACCTTAATTGCTCCCGATATTGCTGGTTTTGCATAAGTTACATTATTTTTTTCTCCCATTTTATTTTCTTCCTTTCTAATAATAATTAATATCAAAAACTGCTTGATATCTATATTTCTTTAATGTTGTATCTGTGTAATTGTAGTCTGTATTTAATTCTACTCTCGCTATATAATCCAATGTCACCATATTTAGTACACTATCCTTTAATTTTTCATTAAGCACTGAAGCTTTATACATACTATCCGAATATGATTGGAATGCTATTGTTACTGAATCTAAGATTTCTTTTCTTCCACTACCTGTTTTTTCAAAAATTATAAATTCTTTAGGTGGATTTGATGGAAACTCCAAAAAAACTGGAATATTTAATGTACTCACTAAATATTCTCTTATCTTTACTTCTATCATTTTAAAGCCTTTAATAATGAATTGTTTTTAAGATTATCTTTCTGTGCTTTTTTAGAATTTGCTTTAACAAACACTTTCACTCTGTCACTGCTCATAACTTTTTGTGCACTATATCCAGTACCAAGATTTCCTTTAATCTTATCTGCATGTATCATTAATGTGTCACCCATTTCATTGGATTTTAATAATGAAACAATCCCTTTACTTATAATCTCAAACTTTATTTTACTCATAATTTTCCACCTTATATTGTTTATTCCAGCTTAATGGTATCATATTCTCTATACCTTCTGTTACACTTCCAAATACTTTCCAAGTTTTTCCAAAAAATTCAACTTTTTGATTTTCCCAGATATTTGTATCGCCTTTTGGTATTGCAATAGTATATACTGCTTTTTTTCCTTCTAATTCTTTATTATTTACTATATCTTCAGTTCGTATAGGACTAACTAACACATTTTTTACTATAGTTCGTTTTTCTTTATATATTTCTGTTCCAAAAGGATCTTTTTCTGTTTCTATTCTATTTATTAAAACTATATCAATACCTTTTATTTGTGTCATATATTTCTATCCCTCTAATGCTTTGTTTTCTTAGTCCTAATGTATTTAATTCACTTTTTTTAATAAATATACCTCCTCCGAGGTGATAAATATGTTCCTGAAAAACTATATCCTAATGCACTTTGTGTCATTTGTGTCATTGGTTCACTATCTGTAGATGTCATTAAAGTTCTAGCAACTACATCAACTACAACTGATTTAACTAAATTCTTATATGATGTTCTTTCTTCCACCATTTTATCTAATTCTTTTCCTACATTATGTGCCTCTTCTCTAAGTCTATCTGATACTATTTCTATCAAAGCTTCTGCTTTCTGTATTTCTTCTTGTCTTAAAGGTCTCCATAAAATATTCAAATCTTCTATAGTTGCAAACTTCATTTCTTTCATTTCCTTTTTATTTATTTATAAAAAAGGGGATATTAGTCATATCCCCTCATTCCTTATTTAGCTTCTATTCTTGCAAATGCATCTGGATCTAATATTCCCCAACCTATATAAGCTTCTAATCTTAAATACACTTGATTATACCCTTTAAGATCTTTTCCTGTATTATCTGGATCACCATATTCAATTACTTTTAATGGAATTTCTTTTGCATATCCCCATTGGAATCTATTTGCAAAATCTCCAACTATTGCTCTATCTTTATTTCCATTTGCAGATACTGTAGTATTTTGATCAGCAAGCATTCCACCTAATATTTCAGGACATCCTCCAAACTTAAATTCAGGATATTGAGCAACACCATTTTCTTTCATATCTGCCATTGCTTTTCCCATTTCAGTTGAGAATATAACTCCTGTTGCAATTCTTTCTTTTCCTTGTATAGTTCTTATAGCTGTTTCTAAATTCTCATCTGCTTTTGCAGCAGCAAATTCAACTTTTGTTGTTATTGCTTTATCAAAACAGTTATTTCCTATAAGTGTACTTTCAGTTCCAGTTCTTGGGTTAATTCCATGCATTGCCATTAAATCAAGTCCTCTTGCAAGTTTTTTAGCAAACCCATCTACAAGTGATTTTAATATTTTAATTTTACTTTCTTCTGTTGCAATTAAAAACTCATCTGATACTCTTGCACCATATTCTACTTTGTAAGGTGCTATTACAAGTGGATCTAATGATATTCCTCCATGTGTCTTTTTACCATTTTCTGCTACTAAATCTACTTCACTATCTAAATTAAAAACAAACTCTCTATTACCATTAAATGCTATAGGTGTTTGTTGTGATATTTTCATTAATGATGAATGTCCTCCTACTTTTGATATAACATCATCTACTAAATTTTCTGGAAATAGTGCTATATTTCCTTTTTTTGTTCCTTGTACTTCTGGCATTTTCTTTTCTCCTTTTCTAACTTATGTCTTTTAATATACTTTTATAAAATGCTGTTTCTGCATCTTCTTCTTTTTTTATAGGCTCTACTTCTTTCAATGGTTGGACTCTTTTAACCTTAAATATCTCTGATAATCTTTTAGCATCTGCTTCCAACTCTTCTTCAGTATTTCCCATTAATCTTGAAGATAACTCATCTGCAAGACCATTTTGTTTTGCTATGTTTCTTTTAAGTTCATTCATTTTATGTGTTTCCACTTCTTTTCTTAATTTTTCCATAGCTTCTTCACTTGTATTATATTTCTGATTGATTTCATCGAATTGTTTTTGTAAGTCTTCTTTCTCCTTTTCTATAGTACTAATCTTTTGTTTTTCCTTATTTAATCTTTCTTGAATAATACTATTCAATTCTTCCTGTGTATTTATTGTTTTGAAATCCGCCATTTTTCTTCTCCTTTTCTCCCATTTACCCGTGGTTCGGTAATTCAAATATATTTAATAATATATTTTTTGTTTTTTCTTTTCCTTAATTTCTGCACATGACCAAAATGCAATAATTGCACTTTCTAGCAATGTAATATCCTTATCACTATATTGTGACTTGTACCCAAAACCTCCTTGCGTTCCAATTGGTCTCTTTTCACAGTTAGTTGCAACTTCTGTTAATGAAGGTTGGTCATTATGACATATTACTTTTTGATATATCGCATTTTCAAATTTTGATGTAGCTAATATATATTCCTTAACTGTGGGCAATATAACCTTTTTAATTCCATTTTCTTTTAATTCTTTTTTTAATATATCTTGATTTCCTGCTCCATCTATTACTATATTCTCTACTTCTGCTTTTTTTAAAAAATCTATTAGCCATTGGTTTCCATTTCTCATTGATTGACAGTCTATAACCTCTATAAATATAGTGTTTTGCTTTGTTTTTGCCGCTATACTCATAGAAACATTTATCCCATCTTTTCCATATTTTATTCCAACATGTAATTTACCAACAATTTCTGGTATACCATTTACTTTTAAAGCTTCCCAGTCTTTTTTGCTTATATCTGATTTTTGATTATATTTTACCCATAAACCTAATCTTTGAATATTGAAGTCTATTTTATCTTCATCTCCTATTTCATCTTCAATTTTTCTTTCATTTAATATTGTTCCTAAAGAAGGGTTTGTTAGATACCATAGTTCTCTATCTTCTGGATCTGATTCATTTTCTACACCCCACTCAGCCCAAGCTGTATTCCTCGATTGTCCATACAAAGCCTTATTTCTTAATTCATTAAATACGGTTCCACTTGATACTAATGTAGGTGGTGTTCCACAATATATAGTCTGCGGGTTCTGAGATGAACTTACTACATACTTTAGAGACGATTCTTGATCTTTAGTATATTCTTGAGCCTCATCAATAATTACCGTGTCAAATCCTTCCCCTAAACCACCTGTAGTAGTTCTAGTCCTAAAATCTATCCTTCCACCTTTAGAATCCGTAAATTCAATTCTTTCTTGTCCTTTTGCTTTTAGACTTGTAAAATCTTTATCTTTAACATATCCTGCTTCTTGTAAAATGTTTTCTAACCTCTCAAATGCAGAATGTGATGTTGATGTTCTATGTGCAGTATGTAGTATATGCTCTCCCTTTATTAATCCAAATACTTCTCTTATCACTACAACTTCATTTTTCCCATTTCTTCTTGGTATTGAATATCCAAATTTAGTATGTGTCCATAATCCTTCATCATTTGTAGCTAGCATATGCTTAGTTAAGTTTATTTGCCACTCCTGTGCTTTTCTCTTTGATTTTTCATAAATAGAAATTGCTTCTTCTCCAAGAGTTTCACTGTATGGCAATATTACCGATTGAGTAGGGTTTTGATTTCCTAATCTGCTCATTTTTCACCCCTTTCAATCTATGAAAAAAGAACAGTTTAGAGACTTATTCAGGTCTAAAAAAAGACACAATTTTATTGTGCCTTAATTTCTTTATTCATTTTTATAATCTTCTATGGTTCTTTGATCTCTGCCTTTAAAGAATTTTTTCCAATAGGGATATTCTTTATCAAATATTTCTTTTTCTTCTCTAGTAAAATTCTTAGGATAATCCGCAAACAAATTGTATATCTTCTTTTTATCTATACTAAATAAGTGCTCCCCCCAACGAATCTCTCCTATTCTTCTTACTCTCCAAAATTTATTCTTATCATTTTCTTTGTGGAATTCAAATTGTATATTATTTTGATCTACTTCTTCCATATATCAATTCCTCCTTTTTGTTTATATTTCTGTATTTAAATACCCTAATATTTTTATAAATTCTTCATTTTCTAGTAAAGTTTTTATTCTTATTAATACTGTCATTCCATATCTATTATTGTCACATCCAAACCTTCTTTTTAATTCTTCCTTAACCAAAGAATTATATTTATTTTCTTTTAGTTCAGAATCTTGTAATTCTAGGTATTTATATTTTCCTAATATATTCTTTTTTACTATTGCAGCATGTTCACCTATTCCCAAATAATACTCTTCATTTACTTTCATATTTTTCTTTATCTCATTAAAAGCTTCAAAGTCATTATTTCCTTTTATTATATATTTTTCAACTCCGATTAAAACTTGCAATATCTACGATATTATATGGACTGCCAAAAAATTCTTCACTCTTTCCTCCTCTAAAATCAGACACATCATATCCAGCCTTATTCCCTATATATGCAAGTGCAACAGAAGAACAAGAACCATTAGTCTCATCTCCTCTTGATACTCTTTCTATAATCTCTTTTTCTGTTCTCTTAGTTACAGATTTTTTGACTGCATTATATTCTATATCCGAATCTAAAAGTTTCTTTCTTACATTACTAATGAATAGGTCATTTCCACTATCATCATCTTTTATTCTTTTCTTTATTATATCATCTTCTTCAAAATAACTCCAATCTTTATTATGAACATTTTGACTTTTATATTTTCCACCACCTGGTACATATTCAACCGTACATCTACAATTTCTATGCCTTCTAAAAACATCATTTCCTGCATTTTTAACTTCAAAGTAATTATATGTACCATCTAACTTGCTACACCATTTACAACATTTACCTGATGATTCTCTATATATCTTCGGTTCTAATCCTAATTTAAAATGAGATTCTGCATTTTTTCTTACTGTATCATCTACAATAGATTGACTAAAATTAACCATATTTTCATTAAGTATCCATTTAGTTTTTTCATAATCTTCTTCATCTGCAAGTCTTTGAACAATACCATGAATTCTATCTTCATTTAATGGAGCTTTTATTCCATTTAATCCTAATCCTACCTTTTTGTTTATTAATGTTTGTACATCTTTTGAATATTCCGATATAAGCTCATAGTTGTTTTTCATTGTAGGTGTTATAGTTTTATCCCCTATATTATAATACATTCGTCCATTAGGAAGTTGGTTGCCTTTGATATTCTCTTTATATGTTTCTGCTAATATCTGTCCTAATTCTATTGCATACTCATTAGCTTCTTTATATGTTGCTTCATTATTTTCTAATACTTTTATTAACTCTTTGATTTTTTTATTAGATTTTATCTTTTCTCCAAAACTTTCCTCCAACCTTTTTAAAATATCTTTAGAAATGTCAACTTCCATTATTAGCTCCTCTTATACCTGTCAATTCTTCTATAACTTCTTTATCAATAAAACCATCTACTGCTTGATTCAATTTAACACTAGCGTCCCCAATTACTCCTAACGATGATAAATCAGTTTCAAACACTGGTTCCCATTTTATCTTGATTTTCATGAATTTATCTCTTCTATATCCTATCTTATCCCTTAAACACACTGCTAAAAAAGCAACATTTCTAAATCCTGATGTAAAACATCTTTGTGCTTTTTTTGCCATTGTTCTTAATGTTTCATGACTTGCTTTTATGGCTTCACTTGAACTAGGATTATCTGATACAAATCCTAAGTCATCTAATGTTAATCCTGTCTCTCCTGCAAATCCTGCCGCTGCAGTTCTTAATTGTTCTGTAAATGGACTCATTGATGAAGTTGTAAATTGTCCAACACTTGGTTTATCTCCTTCTTCATCTTTACTCAGCACTAATAATGTTGATATTGTAGCCTTCCATTTATCTATATTAAAATCATCATTTGAAGAAGTTCCTAGAATATATTTTTGTGGAAATGAGTAAAACTCTGCTGTTATCTCTGCTCTTTCAAATGTATTTTTGGCATATTTTTGATAATATTCTGCACTTCTAGTTATTCTGCTTCTTCCAAAAGGTCTTACTGCATCTGGTCTATGTATAATAGGAACTAGCAATGGATATCCAACATCATGTCTAAACACTTCATATTCTTCACCATTATATAATATACTTGTATATTCTGGTGTAAAATATGCCTCTACTATTGGTGTTCCTTCATCATTTCTTTGTAATACTGCATATCCTTCTTTTAATAAACCTGTTATAGGATCTATTACTCCTGTTGCATTATTAGCTTCTATAACTTGTAGTCTTGGATATCCTGTTTCATCTGTTGATATATACACAAATGAACATGATGCTATTAATGCATTTAATATTGCTGAATCAAAAAAGATATCTGGATTATTCATCTCAAATATCTTATTAACCTCAAATAAATTATCTTCATCTTTAAATTCTTTTACTGACAATCTATCAGCTAAAGAGTCTACTGCTTTTGTACACCAGCCTAATGTTGCTATGTATAATTTTCTCATATATGTAGGTATTACTATAGACACTGATTGTTCTTCTTTTTTCATATCATATTGATTATATCTAGCCTCTATTCTACTTATATGCATTGCTAATTTCTTTCTTAAATAAGCAATTCCTCTTAATTCTTCCATATTTTCTCCTTCTATATATTTGGGCGTGTGAAAATTCGTGCAGTGCGTGTGTTGAAGTCCAGAGCAAGAGGTGGGAGGGGGATATCCCCCCTATTCTTTACTCTTATAATTTGCCCAGTCTATAGTATGTGGCAAATTTCTATTGCCTAACACTACCTTTTCTTTTGTCTCTTTTTTTATTGTAAATAATTTATCAGACTTCTGTCTGTTGCATGTCCAATGTGCTAGCTGTAGGTTCTTAATATCTGATGGGTGTCCACCTTTATTAATAGGTATTATATGATCTACTACTGGTGCTAAGGGATTTGGTGCTTTTAAAGTTTTATCCACAATCTTTCCACATATTCCACAAACTTCTTGTGTTAATAATATTTTCTTTCTATTTGAATCAAAAGCTGTTCTATGTGCTCCTATTCTATCTGCTCTTCTTTCTGCCATATAATTAACCTTTCACTTCTGCCGCTACTTAATCCTTAATTCATTTTTAATTTTTCAATTTATCTTTAATTTATTCTTAGTCTTTTTATTTTGTTTTTATATTTATTATAATCATATTTTTATTATTTAAACTTATCAGATTGGTAAGAATTGAACTTACTTTTTCCCTGTCAATCTTATATAAAATAGAACAGTCCTTTTACAAACTGTTCCACTTGAATTCTGTAGCTATCAAAGTAGCATATATTGGTGATTGTGAACTCATAGTTTTAAACTACTTTGTTCATTATATATACTATCATAGTAGTTACTGAAAAGTCACTGAAATGTAAATATTTTCTTACTTCTTTTTATAACTTTTTGGTATTATATATTCTTTTATTTCTTTATATACAGTTCCCCAAATATTTCTAGGTGTTTTATTATATTTTTCTGCTATTTCTTCAACTGCTTTACTATTACTTTTCTTTTCAAAAACAATAGCTTTAAACAAATCATATTGTATACCTTCAAATTCATTTAATAGTTTCTTTCTATGTTCTATCTCTGTTTGTACTTCTTTAAGCTCTTTTTCCATATATTCAATATATTCTAATAGATTCATACCATTATATATATATTTAAATCCTAATCTATGTGTTAACTCTACCAATTTACTATCATGATTAGTTTTATATGGTGCTTTACCTTCAAATGATAACTTCATTCCTCCAGCTCCACTATACTCAGCTTCTACTTTTTCTTTTTCATTTATCATATAATCTATTTCATTTTTTATCCATTGTTCCCTTTTTAATAGATTGTTCATTGTTTCCAATTCTATCATATGTACCTCTCATGAATCCAATAATAATGCTACCTTTGTTTCTTTAATTCTTTTATCTCTTCATTTAATTTATGTATTTTTTCTCTATATATTTTGCTTTTTTTATTAATTCGTTTTTCAAAGTTAATCCTATAATAGTTTAATGCTTCATCAAATCTATTGTTTGTTATATTATCTATTACCTCTTTTAACTCTCTTTTTTCGCGTTTTAGCCTTTCTAAATTATTTATTGTTTTATTTAATAGTTGTGCTTGAATATCTAATAATTCGTTTGCTGTTATAATGTCTTTTATAAATGTTTTTTGTTCTTCCATCTATTCCCTCATCTTTCGTTTTTATCTTTTTGTTCATCAGTCTTTCCTGTCAACTTATTCCATATTCCTTGTCTTTTCAACATTATTTCTATATCTTTTTTTCTTGCCTCATCAAATCTGTCTTTTATTGGTGTTTCTAATTTTTCCTTATTAAACAATTTAATTATAATTATTCTAATTGTCTCATAAATTATTAAAGTACATATAAACAAACATAGTGCCGCTAAAGATACTACTATAGACAATTTAATTACTTCCCAACTAAAATTTATTATTTCATTCATTTATTCTCTCCTTTCACACAATTTTCGCACGATTCATTCCTTATATTTCAACATTCTTAGCAATTTTCGCACGATTTTGACACAATTAATAATTTATTTTTCCTTTTCTAATTCTTTTTTTAACATATCTACTAATTTACTATCCTTTTTTATTAATATTTCTTTTGTTCTACCATAGTTATCAATTATAACAATTATTTCTTCATAACCTTTTTCTATATATTCTTTTTTGTTTTTTTCTAATGACTTATAAGAAGTACTATTGATTATTGCAGTAACAAATAATACTATTAAAAATATTAAAATTATCGTTTTTACTATATCTAAAAAGTCATAATCATATATATTAAAATTCATATTCATTTTTTCTCCCTCCTTTCAAACGATTTTCGCACAATTCATTACTTATAATTCAATATTTCTTAGCAATTTTCGCACGATTCTAGCACGATTTTTCATCTTATTTACTTTTCTTCTTTCAAGTCATTTTCTGTATATTTTAATATTGGTATTATAATTAATTTTGTACTCCTATAGCTCCTTAATGCACTTGATATTACACTATCACTTGGATTTTTCATATAATCAATATTTATATCGTTTTGATATATAGCATATTTTTGCATTTCTTCTGTTTGATTATATACATATTCAATATCATATCCTGACTTTTTTACCATTTTTAATTGTTCTTCTTCAGGAGCCATATATATTTTGAATGCTTCAGAATTTTCTATTTCTTCCCATTCTTCTTTCCCTCTTATTGCTATTACTGTTTCTTTTAACTCACTTAACTTCATTTCTTTACTACCTCCTTATTAATAAAGCCATGCTTCAAATTCTTCATCAAATAAATATTCATCAAAATCAATCAAATCTATTTCTGTATAATCTGGATTTTGTTTTCCTTTTCTAACAAATCCTCCCCAATAAGCAAATAAGAAATATAATGATTTTTGTAATTTTAATGGACTTATATCTATACCTGTTTTTTCCTTATGTTTATACGCTATATAATTTGCTAGTTCTAATACATCTAATATTCCTCTATCCATCTTTTTGTTCATCAGTCTTTCCTATCAACTTATGCCATATTCCACTTCTTTCAAGTCATCTTCACATTTATTTAAAAATACCGTTAAGTCTGTTACTGAGCACTTCTTTAATATGTATTCTATATCTTCATCTGTAGGGTTATTTATTGAATTCAAATATACTCCATCTTCTATTAAAGCTCTTTTCTTTTGTTTAGTATTAGGATTATGAATATATGCTATATATTGTGGTTCTCTTTCTATACTTTCATTCTTGTACCCTTCATTACCTTTATAAACTTTATACTCTTCTCTATTAGTAAATTCTTTCCATCCTCTTAATCCATATTCCTTTAATACAATCTTTTTTAATTCAGATAACTTAGTTGGTATTTTTATCTCTTTAGGTTCTTTATTTATGTCATCTTCTATATTTCTCAGTATATCTTTTATTAATGTTCTTATATGTATATCAGACTTTAAAACTTCTGCTATTACCTTATCTGTTGGGTTTTTTATAAACATAATATTCCATGGCTCTTTCTTTACTGCTTCTAATTGTAGCTCTTCACTTGGATTATTTATGCTACCTATATCACTTATATCACTGTTTTTTTCCTTTATCGCGTCTAACTGTTCTTTCTCACTTGCCTTATATATCTTATATGTATTTGAGTTTTCCACTTTTTTCCATTCTTTTTCTCCTCTTAGTTCTATTACCATCTGTTTAAATTCACTTAGTTTCATCTTCCATCTCCTTTCTTTTTATCATCCTTATCTCTTCTATTAGTTCTTTATTTTCTTTTAAATACTCCTCTATATCTGGAGCCATTGTGTTCCTGCTTTTACCTGCTAAGTCATATAACATATCTGTTTCTTTTTCATCTAATTGTAATACTTCAATTATTTTATTTAATATTTCAAGCTTAAAAGCTTTACTTCTACCTTTTTCTACATCTGCTAAATAAGTAAATGAAATATCTATTTTTTTAGCAAATTGCCTTAAAGTATAATTCCTGCTTATTCTTTTTTCTTCAAGATATTCGCCAAAGTTCATTTTATCTATTCCTCATTTAAGTCGTTTTTTATGTGTTTTAATATTTTCGTATAGTCATATATAGTTTCTGCCTTATTAACTACTTCTTGTAACACCTTTTCTGTTGGATTGGCTATAAGCTGTATATAATAATAGAGATCTCCTTTTATTGCCTCTAATTGCATCTCTTCTGTTGGATTATTTATATATCTAATATTATTGTTCCCACATTTTATTTTTTCTAGTACTTTCTTTTCAGTTGCATTATATATTAAATATTCATAACTTTCTTTAAATTCTTCCCATCCTTTTTCTCCAAACTTCCTTAATATTATTTCTTTTAATTTACTTATTTTCATCTTCCATCTCCTTGTTTCCTAATATTCTTATTAATTCTTTTATTTTCTCTTTTTTAAAAATTTTTGTTTCAAAACTTTCTGTACTTTTCCAATATAATTAATTACATTTTTTAATATTTTTTCTTTTTTATTCTTTCCTATCAATTCTTTTATTTCTTCTAATTTCATCTTTCTTAATTCCGAAAGACTAATTTTTTTATCTATATCATTTTCTATAAATCTAAGTATAAAATTATTATTTTCTCCATATTTAAAGTTATTTATTACCTCTTGTATTACTCTATCTGTTGGATTTTTTATAAACGAAATAACACAAACTGTTTCTTTTACTGCCTCAATTTGCACCTTTTCACTTGGGTTATATATATTTTGGATATTAAATCCGTTTTCTTTTACAGCTTGTAATTGTAATTCTTCACTTGGATTATTTATGTACGCAATACAATTAGCTTTACCTTTTACCGCCAATGTTTTTATATCTTCTCTTGGATTGTTTATATATTCAATATTATATGGTTCTTCTTTCACTTTTCTCTTTTGGTCTCTTTCTGATGCTATATATATTTGATATTCATCTGAGTCTTCTATTCTTTCCCACATTTCTTTACCATGTATTTTTATTACATATTTTTTAAATTCACTTAATTTCATTGTATTATTCCTTTTCTTCTAAGTCATTTTCTATATCTTTATTTATTAATAATTCTTCTAATCCTTGTTTTAAATCATATGTTTCTAAGTCTTCATATAAATTATCCTTTTTAACTTTTTCTTTTAGAATTTGCAAATAATATCTCAAAGTATTTTCTGTTACATTTTTAATGTATCTATATTGGAATAAGTCTTTGTTCAATACTATTTTTTGTATTTCTTCTGATGGTTTATTTATTTTCCCTATTAAATTAGATCTTGACTCTACAGCTATTAATTGCATTTCTTCTGTAGGTTCTATAGTATGAATTATATTATAAGGATTAATTTTTAATATTCTTAATCTTTCATCATATGTCTTATTAAAATTCCAAATATATGTATCTGTTGACTCAAAATGTAATAATCCCTTGTCTCCTAATTCTTCTTTTACAATTTCTTTTAATCTACTTAATTTCATATTATCTCCTTTACTTATTTCCAAATATTTCCTTATATTCTTTTTCTAATTTCTTTCTTATCTCCTGTATTTGTTTTGTTGATTGTATTGCATAATCTCCTTTTACTCTATCTATCTCTTGTAATTTTCTTCTAAGTCTTTCAATAGTCTTATATGGAGCTATTCCATACTCTTCTGGATTCTTTAAAAGATCTTCTGTTATCTTTTTATTGCTTTTCCTATTCACATACTCAATATACAAGTACATGTCATTTTCTCTAGTTCCTGCATCTTCTCTTAATATCTGATATACCAAGTCAAAATTTTCCTTATTTCTTTTCATCTCTTTTGTACCTCTTCCCTTTCATCTATTGATTCATAAAATAATCAAAGATTTCAAAATCTTCATATTTCCTTTGTTTTCTTGATTGTATTATTGCTTGAGTAGGTATTATATTCTTTTGTAACTGCTCTTTTTTTATATCATCTTCTACTCTGTTCAATACCCAACCGTTTAGGATTATATGATAATCTGATTTGTAATTTCTTCCCGATGTAAGCTTATATATATTTAATACTTCTAAAGCTCTATTTAACTTATATTCTCCTAATTTATTTAATAATGTGTTGTATTCTGTTTCTGTAAGTTTAACTGTTTCTCTATATTCTTTCTTTTCTTCTTTAATTTGATTTTTATTTGTTTTTGGCGTTACACCTAGGGGGCCCAGATTGATTTCTTTAAAATCTCCCTTCTCCTGCCAAGACCTTGTCCAATAGGTGGCTGGTTTATTATTATCTAAGTTATTGTTTAATAATAAAATATTATTTTTATTTTCATCTTCCAGCATTTCTTTTTTTATATATTTTTTTTCTTTATATTTATTATTTTGTCTTTGTTTATTTAATGTTCCCATATTGGGACGCAAACTGTTACACAAACTGTTACACAAAACCTCATTATGTTTACCTTTGTTTCCCATATTGGGAACCAAATTATAATCACCTTCTTCCGTTTTTTCATATAATTCTATTTTTATAATCTTATATGTTCCTGCTTCTCTTCCTTTTCCTTTTTCATATCTTATATATCCTTTTTCTATTAATTCTTCTCTTGCCCTATATAATGGCATTCTTGCAAGTCCTGTTATACCGACTAACTATAGAATTTGCTACTCTAAACTTATCAATCCACCCTAATTCATTGTTTTTATTTAATAAAAAACAATACAAGCTTTGTGAACTTGATGATAACGGAATCATCTGCACTTTTTTATAAAAGGCATTTAACTGTTGTATATAATTCATAGCTACTAATTCCTTTCTTTTTTATTTTATGTATTTATTTATATTTCAATGTACTGTTTTTATTATTTAACTTCTCTTATTGCTTCCATAGTATTTTTCCATTTTTCTTCATATCTTTGTCTTCTTAATGTTTCTATTACTTTTCTTGCTCTCATTCTTGCTTCTTCTCTTTGTTCATTAACATACAAGCAATAATGTGAATACACTATACCTCCTAAAAATGCTACTAGTGGTAATACCACATTTACTATAAAATTAAATTCATATGCGTATATTTCTTTCATCTTTTGTTCCTCCATTGTTTTTTTATTTTTATATGTGTTATAATATTAAAAGACTATTTTTCTAAGTAGTCTAATAATAAAACCGTGCATAACTCAAACAGTTATGTTCAATTGTAGGAATAGTTAAGTATCTAGTCGCCAAACTTCATTACTTAATTATTCTTTTTTTATTATTGTGTTAAATCATTTTTAATATGTTCTAACACCCATTGCTTAAATGTTTTATTATCTCTTTTTAATATTTTTTGTAGTTCTTCGTGTTGTTCTGTATTTAAGTCTACACGAGTTGCTACTATTTTTTTTCTATACTCTTTCATATACTCTTTTCTGTATCCTACACTCAACACGTCCTCCTTGTCCGTGCATACATATAATATACTATAGTATGCACATACTTGCAATACCTTTTATTAATTTTACACAATTGTAATATTTCTATATCTCATATATTTAGTATATTAATATATACTTGAAAGGAGGTGATATGTATGAATACTATTGATTGGCAATTCATCTTTAATTTGATAACTGCTATTACTTCTATTATAGCAATAATATTCACTTGCTTTAGTGTATTATCTGCTAAAAAACAAGAATTTGAATTAAATCGTGGTAATGTAGTTGCATATATTGATTATGATATAGTTAATACTAGTGCTTTTTTAGTTGTAAAAAACTTTGGTAAATCTATAGCTACTATAAATTCTATTAAACCTAACATTGATATTCCAGTATATATTGATAACAATTCAGATAAGTATAAAATCTACAACTATTCAGATTATACTCTTGTACCTAGTCAAAAGGTCTATAATCAAATTGATATTAAAAAAATACTAGGTAAGACTATAAACATTGAATGTACTTATACGACTTTAAAAAAAACAATTACATCAAATTATATTTGTAATTTAGACTTTGTAAATACTTTAAGTCACTCTACATTATCTAGTACTTCTACTGAAAAAGCATTATTAGCTATTAATAAAAGTATAATTTCATTATATCAAACATTGAAGTAAACTCTTTTTTTCTTTCTTCTTCTGTTTTATAGTTACTAAATTGAAAATTATGTTCTACTTTTCCATCTTCAAAAATACCATTATTATTTCCATCAAATTCTATTTTTAGGCATACGCTTTTAATATTCTCTTTCTCCATTCTTTACTCCTTCCTAAGTAATAAAGTTTGTAACTATTCCATTTTCAATGTTCTGTAAAATCTTTTTTATATTTAATCTTCTATCCTATAATTAGAATATATGATTAGTTTTCCTACAGGGTATTATTTAAAGTACCCTGTTATTTTATTGTCTTTAATTTTTATTGTTCCATCTGATTCAACATACATAGAACCATCTTTTCCATGCTTTATTGTTATATTACTAGAATTTCTTATATTTATTTCATTTATTAGTTTTGTTTCCATGTTATTTGGTGTATATGTTGTACATAAAAATTTTTCTTTCTCCATAATTTACCTCCTAGCCGAATGTTCTTTGAAATTCTGCTATTCTTTCCCATTTTATTTTTTGTTCTAATTGTTTTCTTTTTTCTCTTGTTTTCTTTTCTTTTTATCTATGTATATAAGATAGTTGTTTAGTATCATTCCACAAGATACCGAACACTAATTAATTATCTTTAGTGTTTGTAAATTTCATACAGACACTAAAGTCTTTTTTTATCTTAATAGGTTCTATATTATCTTCAAAATTAAATTCAACTATTTCATCTCCCGTTTTATTATCTATTACTTTTATATATTCAATCCCTTTTAATATATCTTTCATTAATGTTTCTCCTTAAATAAATTATTCCTAAATAATCCTTTTGATTTGCCGCTACCTAAGAATAACTTATTAATATTTCATTGCTTTTTCTAATTGGTGTCTTATAGTTTCTATAATAAGGTCCTTCGTAACTCTATCTCTTAAGTCTTTTATGCTGTTTATATTACAAAAGCTAAATGTTTCAGCTATAATCTGTCTCACTTCAAAATATGTTAGCTCTGTATACCTCATATAATCATATGCATTATTTAACACATCTTTATATGCTTCATAATCTTCATATTCAAACTTTGCCATCTAATCCTTCCTTTCTCATTGTAATTGTTACTCAATCTTAACAATTGTTTACATTATACTTAATATTAAGTATAATAATTATGGGCATATACTTTTTTAGCATATGCTTAAAATAAGATATCGTTCGGTGTATAAAAACACCGTTTGATTGCTAGGAATAGTTAAGTGGTTAGTTTGGCGATTAGTTACTTAATTATTCTTTTTTTATTTTATATTTTTTTGTAGTCTTCTTCTATGTGTTCTCTAACCCATTGAACCAAAGACTTATTTTTTTTATTTAATATTTGGTCTAGTTTCTCTCTTTCATCAATTTTAAGGTCAACTTTTGTTGGTTTTATTGAATTACGATATCTTTCCCTTGCAGTAGTTGGTTTCTTATTTTTCATCTTTCACCTCCTACCGTTCGGTTAATTTTATTATATAGTATCCGAACGGTTAATTCAAGATATACTTTTTCATGTAATAAATTTGTAACAATCGTTTAACTATTCCCTTTTCAATGTACTATTCTACTTATATACTTTATGTAGTAATATGTGTCCTTTTTACTGCTGTATATCTTTGTAATGCTGTAGCTTCTATAACTTTTTTTCTTCCAAAGCCTTGTGTTGGAAAATCTTTAGTTCTCATAAGACTATATGCTGTTTTTGTACTTATCTTCATAATTCTTGCTAAATCAT